TTCGCCATCCTTCCCGTGTAATCCGTCCAGCCCGTCCTTTCCGTCGCGCCCTGCACAGCCGGGAGCGCCGGATTCACCATCCTTCGGGCGGTTAGCCTCTAGCCAGGCGGTCACCGAAGCGGAAATCAGGTCCATATCGATCGGTTCCGCATCCTTTCCGGGAGCGCCGTCCCTGCCCGGAGCGCCGTCCGCGCCGTCCTTTCCGTTGAGACCGTCCGCACCGTCCTTTCCGTTGAGGCCGTCCGCGCCGTCCCTACCGGCTAGCCCGTCCGCGCCGTCCTTACCATTGAGACCATCCGCGCCGTCCTTACCATTGAGACCATCCACGCCGTCCTTGGCGATCGGGATGGCCGCAATCATCTCCCTTAGCGAAACCAATTCGCCCTTCATTTCTTGAATTTGTAAGGCTTGCTGCTTGATGATCAAATCAGTCGGCGCTTTTGACGTATCCACATAGCTTTTAAACAAACTCCAAAGGACATCCGCGGTGTGGTCGATTTTAAGCTGGGATGCGGTCATTGATCATCTTCGCTTGTAAGGCCAAAACCAAACGCTTTGCTACATCCTCTTCTTCCTCTGGCTCTTCATCGTCCGGAGGAGGAGGCAAGGCTTCAGGCTTTGGCTTGCTGAATGGGTCACCTCGATCACGTTCATCAAGTGCCGCTAGCGAATAATTCTGCTGCTGGAGATAAGGCGTTTGGCCACCTTTTGTCGGAGCGAGATTCAAGCGCAACCGCGACTCATCCGGAGACTTAATGCCCGCGCCAACTGCCTTCGCCTCAGAATCAACAAGCGTGCTAGTATCCATCCTCAACAAATTATCAAGATCAAATTCCGCGCCATAGGATTGGCCCTTGACATCGACTAGGCCAAGACCTTCGTCAAGGCACAACTCGATACACTCGAACAACTTTTGGAGGCATTGCGAATAATACTGCTGGTTCAAGGCTTCGATATTATTGTAGGCTGGAGGAGCACCAACATTGACCATATAACCCGGAACATGGAACGCGGAACAAACCGTCTCCGCCGTCCACTTCAACTGCTCAATCAATTGCGCATCGATCGCGCGGATAGCGAGCTGTTCAAACTTAAGCCCATCACCCAAGACCGCGATCTTGCCCACATTGTTGCCGGAAAACTTATTTTCCCAATGAGTCTTAAGCCGCGCTGCGGTCTCGTCATCGATATGACCGGGAGCGGTAAGAATTCCACCGGGCATCGACCCATTCGAAAAGAAGCTTGCAGAATTAGACTGGATGGCGAGACCTTGCGCAGCGGGAATGGCGCAAGCTGTCAGCGGAGATACGCCACACAACGGATGATAGAGTGGCGTCATCACGTCATGAATGATCTCGCTCGCTGGTACTGCGATTTCATCCTCACCAAGCCCAGAAAGATTATCGCGATGCAGCTGATACCAAACCGCTCCGTCATTCGCGACTAGAACCTTGACGCGCGTGGGATCAAGAATATACATACCAACAACAACGTCCCGCTCATCGCGCTCCTTCAGGACGTAGGTATTGCCGTGAAGCAATTTCGAAATAGTCCATTGCTCATAGAATTGAATCCGGTTCTGATAGCGATTTGGCTTGCGCATTACCGGAGAGAACGCAGCGGAGTGAAACTCCGTCCAGATACCAGCCTTAGTCTGCTCAACTAGCTTAAGCCGGCATTTCGAAACGTCAGAAGCAATGAGTGACACGCAAGAATAAACCGCGTGATAGGTCAGGATTGTTTCGTTGCGCAATTCAAGGTTGCGCTGCCAAGCGCCGGTGAATGGCTCACGCACGATCGGATACCAGCCACGGCTGAAATCGCCAATCATGGACGTTCCCGGTGGCGCAGCCTTCCGGGTTATTTCAAACCCAAGAAAGCGCATCAATCTTCTTTCGCAGTCATATCGCGGCGTTCATATTTGGCCGCGCCAACCGCCTTCGCTACTTTAGTGGATGTGGCCTTTCCTGTAGCCTGCCCAGCGCGATCGGAGGCAGTGGGATATGGCTTCGTGCGCGGCGGCAAATTATCCTTTGTGGATAGCGGACTAACATCATTGCCCTTCTTCTCTGCCATCGGACGAAATGCCGCCGTCAGCAGCCCAACCTCCTCCGCACCAGCTTCAAACTCCTCGCCCTTTTCAACATTCTTACCACCATAAAAAAATCGCTCCTTCGCCACCAGCTTAACTTTATCAGCCATGGGATTTACTCCTCTTTGTATGAAAAATGAAAGAGACCGGAGCGCCGATTGGGGACTGCACACCCCGGTCTCTCACCTTAGCGACGTTCAACGCTATAGGATCGGAAGGAAAACCTTAAGCGTATTTGGCCGCCTTGATATACTGGACTGCTGCGTCGCGACGCTTCAGCCAGTTGATGTAGCGTTCTGCGCGAACAAACACAAGGTTCTGTTGGAACGCGCTAACCATAACCGTCGAAGCACTCGCAGGATCGTCCGGCGCATCGTTCATTTGCACCGAAGCTTCACGCGACACATCGATCGTTGCCGAGCCATCATCCGCAAGGAAGATGTCAGGCGCATTCATGAAGATGATGTTGTCGCCTTCTGCCGGGCTGTCTTCGGTATAGTCCACGTTGGTGGATGTGATGACGGTGAAGCCCATGATATTGCCACCAGTCGCTCCCACATTCGGGAACAATGGCTGGCCAAGCGCATTGAGCATCAGCCCCAATGTGCGAGCCTGACGCGCACGAGTGATCATGACGAGATTGCTCGTGTCAATTTCCGCCGCATCGAACAACGCCATCACGCTGGTGAAGTCTGCGACAAAGTTGGAATAAGCGGTACCAGTCGCGCTAACCGGAGTCACACCATTGGTGACGGATGCCGGTGACGTATTGGCCACCGCCGCCTTCTCTGGGTCAAGGAAATCCTTGTCCATCAGCTTGATGATGGCCTTCGCCAGTTCATCGCGCACCAACGCTTCCGCTGCTGGCGTGGAGAACCGGACAATTTCATCCGTCAGACCGACAATGCCGGCAATCTTGAAGTAACCGAGCGTGACGGTGTCGAAGCTGCCCTTGCTAACCGGCTTGGGCTTGCCTTCACCGACCCAGTTGACCGAGCTAACGGTGATCTGGCGTTGGACCTTGATGTTGAAGGGAACGCGCGTCAAACCAGGAATGCGGCCAATGATGGTCTTGGGCCACAAATACTCGATGAACTCCTGAGTATACATCTGCGGTTCCACGAGTTGCGACATCGTGGTCGATGAGCCGGCAGTAACAGCCGCCTTCAGGATGGTCTGAATCTCCGGCTGATCCGGCCAGCGCATCTTCGCGATCTCATGCGGTGGGCACATTTCGCGGCTAGCGATCATCTTCGCGATCGCCAACCGGGCAAAGGTGATGCCTTTCGGCACTTGCGAGCCGATCACTTCGACGCGAACGCCAGCACGAGCCTTCGACGCTTCGACAGCGGACGCCGGAGCGACAACCGGCACAGCTTGGGTAACGCTCATGGCCTTCATCTCGTTGAGACGGACAAGGTGGCCATCGATCGCCTTGACTTCGTCGCGCGCAGTATCATATTCCGTCTGCTCCGCTTCGCCCAGCGTCTCGCCTTCCTCGCTGGAAGCATTCATCAGCTCCAGCATTCGCGCAGCCTTCGCCGCACGCGTGGCTTCATAAGCCTTGATCTGCTCTTCAAAGGTTTTCATCTTGCCCTCCGGGGCTTTTTTAATCACAGGGACAACAAGCTTTGTTTTTGTTCCCGCGACGCCGGGAGGAGAGGAGATGCCATCTACACCTATTGGTCCATCTTTACCAACTGGGCCTGACGCGGCCATGGCTTCGGCATCAATTGACTTAATTGTATGAATGCTGGCTTCCGCGTTCGCTGGAATAGTCACCAGCGACAATTCCAGAACCTCGCTCTTCAAGAAGCGAATTCCGCCATCATCCAGCATTGACATCTCGATCGGACGGAAACCGATCGACACTCCGCGAACCAAACCAAGCTTAATTTCCTCCCATGCTGTATCGATGCGATCCTTAAGCGAGCCAGACGCGGCCATTCGTGGTAGTCTCGCAGTGAAGGAAATGCCGTCCTTGGTTGCCTTATCAAACTTGACCGTCCCGACCGGCTGATCAGAACGATGCTGATGGAGAAGGGGCAATGGGTTCTTAAACTTGACGCCCAGAGGCTCCACAATATCGCCCACGCGATCGGACGAAGGAGTGGTGGCGATGCCGGTGATGATCCGCTGATCCTCATCAACAGTCTTAACGTCCAGAACCGAA